GCACGGTGCTGTTTCCCATCTACGACCGCACGGTTCGCAAGCTGGCGTCGCTGCCGTTCCAGAAGCCGCCCGTGACGACTGGCCAGCTTCCCGAGCCGCTCGACCGCCTGATCCAGAGTGCCGACCGTGGCGGCACCTCGCTGTCGGGCTTCGCCCAGTCGATCTACGAGGACGCCATCGACCGAGGCCTCGGCCTGTTCTTGGTCGACAACGTGCCGACGCAGGGCATGAGCCTCGTCGAGGCCGACGCCGTCGACGCCCGCCCGTACTTCCGCCGCATCGCGCCCGACAACTTCGTCGGCGCTCGAACGGAGATGCGCAACGGCGTCGAGGTCGTGACCGAGCTGCGTTTCCGGCACTGGTACTACACCTCGTCGCCCGTCGGCGGCACGGACGTGCTGTCGGACATGGTCGAGGTCTGGACGCCCGAGGTGGTCCAGAAGTGGTACCGCGCCGGCAGCGACCAGGACCCCGACCGCGAGCAGCTCGCCACCCGCGAGTTCCTGAGCGGCTACCGGCTCGGCGAGACGATCGCGCACGGATTCGGGCGCGTTCCGGTAGTGGCGATCTACACCAAGCGGATCGGCGCGCTGCATGGCGAGCCGCCGATGGAGGACCTCGCGTGGCAGAACGTCGCGCACTGGAACAGCCTGTCGATGCAGGGCGAGGCGCTGCACTACTGCCGCAGCCCCATCCTGAAGATCGCCGGCGTGTCGTCGCAGATGGCTGAGTCTAGGCCCGAGGCTGGCCCCGGCGCGACTATCACGGACACCAGCAACGAGGTCGACATCAGCTTCGTCGAGATTGCTGGCACGTCGCTGTCGGCAGGCGAGGTCGAGATCAAGCGCATCGAGGAGCGGTGCATGGCCCTCGGTATGCAGCCCATCATGGCCGTCGCCGGGCCTGCTACCGCGACGGGCGAGGTGCGCGCCGACAGCAACGAGAAGTCGGAGGCGCAACGCTGGATCGAGGGCCTGGAGTGGGCCGTTTACCAGGCCATCGAGTACGCCGCCGAGATGGTCGGCGTGGCGCTGCCCGAGGACTTTGACTGGACGCTCTACCGCGACTCCAGCCTCATCGCCGGCAAGGCGACCGACGTGCCCGTCATCCAGGCGTTGCTGAACGCTGGCCAGATCCCGCTCGCCGTCGGCCTGCGCGAGCTGGCTGCGCGCGGCGTGCTGTCGACGGTCGACGACCCGGACGCGCTGGCCGCCGAGATGGAGGCGCAGAAGGAGCGCGGGCGCGAGGCCCAGATGACGGCGATGCTGGCGAGCATCCAGCAGGACCGCCAGGCCGCCGCCGGCGACAACGAGGAGGAGGAGGAGGAGGAGAGCGCCGAGGACGAAGACGAGGCCGAGGCGTGAACCTTGACGGCAGGCTGGCCCAGGCCTGCCGGTGCGGCGGGCGCGGGTACATGTACCGCTGCTACGACCGCGTCGCCGACGGCACCTACGTGCACATCGGCTATAGCGCCTCGTGCGAGGTCTGCGGGGCGACGACCGAACGCTTCCGGTCGTTCCGCGAGACGCGCAAGGCGTGGCTTGACCGTGAATGCCCGCACACCTACAGCCCGGTAGACCAATGACCGGAACCAACAAACCCAACCCCTGACCGAGGACTGACAGATGCCCCAAACCGTCCACATCTCGCTCGTCGAGATCGCCCCGCAGTTCGCCAACCCCGGCAGCATCGCCATGGCTCGCTCGCAGGCGCTGGCCTCGGAGAGCAACGCCTCAGTGACCACCTCCAGCATCACCGCGACGACGCAGCCCAACTCGGCGACGATCGGAGGACGTGACATCGAGCGCCTCGCGTGGCGCATCTCGGTGCCGCCGGCTGCGGCCGCCGCGGATCGCATCTACGCCCGCATCGCGCCAACGGCGACGGCGGCGACGACCAGCGACATGCACCTGGCCCACAACCAGGTCCACTTCCTGGCGTGCACGACCGTCGGCGAACGACTCACACTGATCGGCAACGTCACGTGACCGGAACGCCGCCACTGACCGAGGCGCAGCGCCTGCGGGCTGCCCTGCGCGAGCACGCCGGCCAGTGGATCAGCCGCTTCTACCGGCATGAGCTGCTGGTGGCGCGGGCTGTGCGCGGCATCCAGAACGACGCCGCCGAGGAGTTCCGGCGGCTCGTCGTAGGGCCGTTGGTCAAGCGCATCGCCGCCGGCATGGCGACGTTCGACCGGCGCGGCTCGGACGTGATCGTCGACCAGACGCCCGAGCTGCGCCGGCTGATCGCCGAGGCGTCCCAGCTCGTCAAGCAGGGCGTCGAGGAGCTGAAGCGCAGCACCAAGGCCAAGCTGGGCGAGCTGGTGAAGCAGGAGGCCGGCTGGGTGCAGGAGAGCGCCAAAAAGGTCCTGCGCCTGACCAGCGTGCGCCCGATCAGCCTGCAGCGCATCGAGGCCGCCGTCGAGCAGCGCCCGTACCTCGGCGCGACCACCGAGGAGTGGTTCGACAGCCTGGTCGGCGGCGACAACGGCGTCATTGACAACGCCAAGTTCGCCATCCAGACCGGCGTGCAACGCGGGCTGTCGACCGACGAGATCGTGCGAACCGTCCGAGGCACCAAGGCGGGCGGATACGCCGACGGCCTCATCAGCGGGACCAACGTCGACCAGGTGCGCGCCCTAGTGCGTACGGCGGCGAGTCACGCCAGCGCGACGACCAGGCAGCAGACGTTTGAGCAGCTCGGCGTCGAGGAGTGGCAGTTCATCGCCACCTTGGATAGCCGCACGTCGATCCAGTGCGCAGCGAACGACGGCAAGGTGTTCAAGATGGGGACCGGCCCGGTGCCTCCCCTGCACCCGAACTGCAGGTCGACCATCGTGCCCTGGACCGGCAACGTCATAGGCAACCGCGCCAGCGTCAACGGACCGGTGCCGGCGGAAACGACGTTTCCCGACTGGCTGGAAGGCCAGCCGCGCAGCGTCCAGGACGAGATGCTCGGCCCGAGCCGAGCGGCGGCGTGGCGCGCCGGCGACCTGACCTTCGACCAGATGGTCGGGCGCGACCTGCTGCCGCTGTCCATCGACGAGCTGCGCAAGCGTGACCTGATCCCCGACCCCGAGGACGAGTGACCCGCGACCCCGACCTCACGCAGGCGATCCTGGCACGCGCCGGCGACCTCGTGCACCACATGACCCGCAAGGGATACCAGATCGCCGTCGCCAGCGGGCCGGCGCCCAACGGCGTCGAGTGCGCGGTGATCATTTGCACCGGCGACCGGGCCGAGATGCTGGCCGAGCTGGGGCGCAGGCTGGCGAAGATGATCGACGACGAGCGCAAGCAGATGCGCGACGACGCGGCCAAGAACTGACCCTAGGCGCGCTCCCTGGGTGGCGATATACCCCGAAGGCACTATGCCCTTTCGCCTCGTAGCCGACAGCCTGAGCGACCTTCCCGAGGGTCTGCGCGACGTTGCCAAGCAAGAAGGCAGCGTCTTCGTCGTGGCCGGGCTGAAGGACGGGTGGGCGATCGAGGACGTGAAGGGCCTCAAGTCGGCTCTCGTCGAAGCGCGCAGCGAGCGCGACGCGGCCAAGGCCGCCGCCAAGGCGTTCGACGGATTGGACCCTGCCGCCGCAGCCGAGGCGCGTGAGGCGCTGGAGAAGCTGAAGGCCGGCCAACTGAAGGGCAGCAAGGAGATCGACGAGTGGAAGGCCGCCGTCGAGAAGAAGGTGGCAGACGAGCGCGCGAAGCTGGAAGGCAAGCTGACCGCGCGCACTGCTGCATTGCGTGAGCGCATGATCCAGGGCGAACTTGCTCCAGTCGTCGCCAAGCTCGGCGGCGCGGAGGCGATGGACGCGATCATGACGCTGGCCAAGCAGCACATCCGCATCGACGAAGACGATGCGGGAAACCTCAAGCATTCCATCGTCGACGCGAGCGGGAAGCCGCGTCTGGCGAAGAAGTCGGGTTCCAGTGACCCGATGGGATTTGAAGAGCTGATTGCCGAGATGCGGGACGCATCCTCGACGCGCGGCCTCTTCAAAGCTCCAGCCGCCGGTGGATCCGGTGGCGGCTCGCAGACTGGCGGTGCCGGTCGCGCAGCAAACCCCGGGCAGCAACTACTGCCCACAAGGGAACTGCTGAACCGTGGAAACTCCACTGCGTAGCGTCCGGGCTAGGCTGTCTGTCGGTGTTCTCGTGTGGGCCAACACACACACGAGAGAACCATGGCAGTCAGTCTGTATCAGTCTGCGCTGATCGCGCAGAACAACGGCGAGTTCAAGAAGGCGGGCATCCTGTCCACGTTTGCGGAGGCTTCGCCTCTGCTCGCGGCAATGCCGATGGTCTCCATCCAGGGCAACAGCTTCGCGTGGACGCGCGAGGCCGGCCTGGGCTCGGTCCAGTTCCGCGCGGTGAACGGCTCCTACACCGAGGGCGCTGGCACCGTCGAGACGCGCAGCGTCCCGCTCAAGATCATCGGCGGCGACCTCGACGTGGACCGCTACCTCGTCCAGACGCACGGCCCGGAGATCCGGTCGGCACATGAGACGATGAAGGCGAAGCTGCTCGCGCAGCGGATCGCCTACGAGATCGTCAAGGGCAGCGTCACCGCTGCGGGCGGCGCGACGGCGGACGTGAACGGCTTCGACGGCCTGCAGGTCCGCTACGGCGGCGGCTTCGGCGCGAACGCGGTCGTGGACGGCGGCGAGAACGCCGACCAGATCATCCAGAACAGCGGCGGCGCGGCGCTGTCGCTCAAGTCGCTGGACGAGGCGATTCAGGCCGTCGACAACCCGACGCACCTGCTGATGGCGAAGAAGACGAAGGTCAACATGACGGCCTTCCTGCGCAGCAGCGCGTCGATCTCGACCAGCCGCGACGAGTTCGGCCGCATCGTCACCAGCTACGCCGGCCTGCCGATCCTGGAAGCCGACATCCTCGGCACCAGCACCGGCCTTCAGGGCCTCGGCTTCAACGAGAACAACGACAGCTCGACCTCGATCTACGTCCTGTCGGCGTCGGACATGGGCCTCCAGATGGTCCAGAACGGCGGCATCGAGGTCCGCGACCTGGGCGAGCAGGACAGCAAGCCCGTCTTCCGCACCCGCGTCGAGTGGTACTGCAACGTGGTGGACATCCACCCGCGCTGCGTCGCTCGTCTGTACGACATCAGCGACGCCACGGCGATCGCCTGAACCCAGGAGCACAAACATGGCACACCAGAACTTCAACCATCTGCTGGACGACTCGCTCCAGCTCAAGGCGGCTGCCCTCGTCGGCTCGACCGCCAACGGCTCGCTGGTCGTCGATCTCGGCCCCGGCTTCCACGCCTTCGACGTGGTCGTCGATTGGACGGCCTGCGAAGTCGCGTCGGGCGACGAGGTCTACACCGTCGTCATCCAGGGCGCGACGGACTCGGCGATGACCACGCCCTACGAGCTGGTCAAGCAGAGCTTCGGTGACTCCAGCGCGAACGGCGACGGCGTCGACACGCCTCCGGCCGGTCGCCTGGTCATCACCGGCAGCAACGTCCAGATCACCAGCGCCAGCGACGGCAACACCGTTGTCCCGCTGCGGTACATCCGCATCCGCACGATCGTCGGTGGCACGGTCGCCACGGGCTTCAACTACACGGCGTGGCTGACGCTGCGGCAGAAGTGAACTCATGGCTTTCCTGGCCTACAACTTCCCGCTGGACCAGGCCGACAAGCTGACCGACACGATCACGCGCACCACCGCAGGCTCCACCGACGGAACCGTCGATGCCGCGGCGCGCGTGATCGACCTCGGTCTGCTGCCGCCGGCCTTCAACGTCAACACGACCAGCGTCTCGCCGTTCGCCAAGATGGCCGTCCTAGTCGATTGGACGACCTGCGATGTCGCCGACGGCGACGAGGTCTACACGTGTGAGCTGCAAGGCTCAAACTCGACGGCCTTCACCAACGCCTACCGCCTCGGCGTGATGCAGCTCGGCAACGGCAACCTGATCGGCTACCCGGGCGCGTCGTTCGACACGATGCCCAACGGCCGTAGGGTCTTCTACTGCGACAACTGGATCCAGGCGACCGAGGGCGGCGCGACGGCTGCGTCCAACGCCTTCCACTACTGCACGGCGCGTTACGTGCGGTTCCGCCTGACGGCGGCTGGCACAACGCCAAGCGTCACGATCCTGGGCGCGTGGCTGATCAAGCAGTGACCAACCACCGGCGCAAGCCGGTCTTGCCCTGCCTGCCGTGGTAGCCACGGCGGCGGGGCCAACTCTTTCAGCATCCTATGGCAGTCACCGTCTACCCCCAGCCCGTTCCTGCTGCCGGCTTCGCGCCATCGTTCCTGTTGGCGAGCAGCAAGTACATCGT